TGTAGCAGCCTGTGCCATGCTCTTGCCAACCATGTCGAAGTTAGCAGTGACCATCTGGTTAGGAGCAATAGATACACTCATAGAAGAAGCTGACATACCTGTGAAGAGGCGGAATTGGCTAATGTCATTAGCTGCATCTTCAATTGAAAGATACTTAGGGGCAGTACCAACCTTGAGTACATTGGTGCTAAAAGAGCTTAGGAAAGCACTCTCGATAAGTTCATCAAAGTCTAGCTTACGCAAGTCAACTTCAAGTGATCCACCAGCTTGCTTGTTACCATGACGGTCAACACGTGGCATACGGTCAGCTTGAATTTCATTGCCCTCTACACGATCCTTAGTAAGGTCGAGAGAGTGACTATTGATTGGCAGGTTTACAAACTGCGGTGTAGCTGGGGTAGTACCGAAAGTTGCCTCAGCGATATACGAGAGACTGGAGCGGGAACCTTGTGCAAAAGCCATATCTTATTCTCCTTCAGAGAGTTTTGTTGGTGATGTATATTTAGTCTTAGCAGGTTCTGGTGTCTCTACAAATGAGGGATCAACTTGACTTGCAATTTCATTAGGGATGGGGTCACCAACAAAGTATGTCTTGCCAGCAAAAGCGAAGTTACGTTTGGACTTTAGCATGTAGTTTCCTTAGTCTGAGTAAATGTACCAACCGATATTAACAGGAATGTAATACCATGAGTTACCTTCTGTAACACCTGAATTAACATCTGCATAATCTATTGAAACTATGATAGTGTCACCACCTGTATTAGTATAACTAATGTCAGTGGTAGCATCAAAGGCTTCTAAAACTAGTTGAGCCATTGTTTCTGCCTCAGCAGGTCCTGAGCCACTAGGGATATAACAAAAGACCCTGAAAACCCCTTGGTATCTCATTTGCGGATTAGGGCCTCTTACAGCAGGAACCCTTAGTGTTGGTACTAGTGCTACCTCAAGGTAGCTAGTGTTAGCTGTTGGTTCAAATGATACAGCCTCATACTGGATACCTGAGGGTAAACCTGCAACACCTGCTAACCTAGTCTCAAGAGCAGCCCTGATGTCTTTATATATGCTCATCTGGTGATATCCTTGATTGTAGCAAACACGTGGTACTTCTTCTCAACTACATTAGCATGGGGTGCCCTGTTGCGTAGGGTAGCCCTAATGCTCCCTGAAGCTAGGAGACCTGTGAAGTCCATAGCCTCTATATCTGACTGTAGTTGTCCCCTAGACTGAGCCTTCATAGTTGCTGGGTCTTGGTGCCTAGGTTTATTAGCTGAACTTCTAGAGCGACCCCCGCCAAACCCTGCTTGTCCAATTGAAAACGATGTGACGTATGCACCAGTGTCAATAGCTTTATCTGGTACTGCACGGTAGATAGCTAGGTCAGCCATCCCCTCGAAACGACCTTTGAGTAACTCCTCAGATGCTACTTCGATCTTCTCTCGTATTACATCGAAGGTTCTCTTGACTCTCGCTGTGGTCATATGTTTACTCCACCAGATGAATTAGGTAGAACACCACATTATCATCAGCCCATATACTCTCGACCATCATAATCTCTGAGCTATTGGTCAAATAAGATATCTCATGCTTATCTGTTGGTACTGTAGCTGTAGCACCACCTAGCATTAGGCAACTCTTATTACTGCGGACTGTGTTGCTGCTATTCTCTAGACCTTTGCCTGAGTTATAGATGTAACCCCTGAAGGTCTCTGTAACTGGGGTTATTGGCGCTGTACTACCTGTGGCTGGGTCATATTCTCCACCTGCATTACCTACTACAAGCCCTAGAGGTTTACCGTAATCTAATATCAGACGATCAAGCTCTCTGGTTCTAATACCCATCTAGGTCATTTCTCCCGTTTAGGTCATCTAACTCGGTGGGGCTTTGGAATTGTCCCCTGAAGAAAGAGTAACTTCTAGCTGGAAATACTGGTAGACCTCCGATGAAAATACCTATAGAACCTCCCTCAAGCCTATGACCATCTGATTTCAGGTTAGTAGATAGTGTACTAAAGGCACTAGATAGCTCCCCGTAGTCTACAGTTAATATGCCATCAATCTCTATATTGGCTAGACCTGAGTATTTGGAGGATATCGATGAGGCACAAATGGAGGATGCTAGATAAACCTTATTAGATGACTTAGATAAGGCAAATGTAATTTCCTCATTCTGCATCTCAGGGTTAGTAACATCAGTGTCACCTAAAAGGAACCTAACGACGTTAATTCTACCTCCAGCAGTAGCTTCATCTAAGTCTGTTGGATCATAAGTAGCAGTCATTAGGTAATCCCTTTAGGTTTTGTATTAGTTCTCTAAGTGACCAAAGTTACGACGCCATGAGCGAATTAGGCCACGCTGAGTAGACAATACACGAGACATCTTACATTTCTCTTTGTCATACTTCTGTTTAACACCATTGGCATTAGCTTTTACCTTAGCATTAAATGAGTCTACGAGATAATGTAGTTGTTCGATTGTCATTGCGTCTAGACCATCGCCTACCTTATGAACTACTGTGAGTGTATCACTATGGTAGATTTGGTGGCTATGGAATAGGATTCTAGCTTGATCAAAGGTTACTCCTAATGTCTTCCAAGGAAACTCTTTACCAAGCTCATAGAATTGACTCTTCCAAGTGATACCAGCAGGACACTTAACGAATGTTGGCATACTGTCTTGGAGTTCTTTGTAATAGACTGTCATAGTTATTGACCTTTGTTATTTATCGGGTTAATCTTAGGTAGTGTCCGAAGAGTACTACACCCCTCGGACACTATAGTTTTACAGTACGTCGTTAATGAATGTACCCAAGGATGGTCCTACCACCTTCATGTCATACGCCATCTTCGCTTGCACTTCTTCAGCTACACCCTTACGGCGCAGAGCGTCATCGGTGAAGGACTCTACTGAGATGCCAAAGGATACACCTTCAATAGCATTGTATGCGAAATTCAGACCTGAGGCGGGCATATCAATACCAGCATCCGCAGGGGAATACGTAAGCAACACAGAGTCACCAGCCATAAACGCAGGAGTACCAGCAGCACCTTCTTTAGCTGTGTTAGAGACAGCATCCATAACTACTACTTCTTCAACACCGAAGATGTTAGCAAGCAAAGTCATGTCAATCAACGCTGGATTAGCAATAGTTGCACCACCGTTAATACGACCAAGAATCTGTGGGTTTGCCATCAGAGCATCAATGGTCTCTTGTGGGATCAGCATCTTGTTAGGTTTGATACCGTAGTTACGCAGTTGGAAAGCGAGTTTCCATGCACGGACGTTATCAATAGGGGTAGCTGCACCATCAGACCACTTAGTGAAGTCAGTAGTACCAGCAAGATCGGAACCCCAGACACCCGTAGTGAAGAATGTGTTAAGGAAGTCACGGTCTTTACGCATGAGCATTTTATTCATGACGTTCTTGACTTTGCGCATACGCAGGTTAAGTACATCATCAGCGTTAGCCAAAGTCTGTTGATCGAAGTCAGCAGCAAGACCATAGACCTCAGCGAAGTAGTTGCTTGTGCCAGAACTTACTTCAATCTTAGGTGGGCTAGTGCGTGGTGCCAAAAGCTGTACGTCGCCTTCACGGTTCTCTTCATCGGGATCAAAGATATAGAACTTGTCCGACTGCTTTTGTACTTCGACTGCTGGGAAGATTTTATCCGCAATGAAGTTTTGTTCTGTCATATAAGACAGAGTTAGATTTGTGAGTACCTCATCGAGGTGAACTGCACTTGGAGTGTTATTAAAAGCCATTAGTGTATTTCCTTATTAGTGCAATTAAGCAGGGACTACGTTGCCACCTGAGAAGAAGTGAATCATAACCAAGTCATCACCAGCAGCCGCAGCAGCACGAGTTCGACCAAGGACTACATCACCAGTAGCAGCTACAACAGCTTTACCAGCAGCATCAGACGCAATGTCAATACCAGCAGCAAGGGCTGTACCAGCGTAAACTTGTGGGTCACCGCCGCGTACTACAGAAGCTGCTCGTGTATCTGCTGGGCTATTCCAGAGTACACCTACAGCAGCCTCACCGTCACCACAGACTTGTACACCAGCGCCATCCGTCTTAACGAAGAGGTATTGGGAACCTGTGAGATCAGCACCAGCAGTGTATGTTTCGACCATACCTTCGATGTTATTGTAAGCCATTATACGTTTCCTTTTTCTGTACGAGCTTGTACTTCTAGTGCTTTACCTTCAGCCGTATTAAGAACATTGGTCATAGCTTTCGCACGTACCTTGGACTTAGGGCCTGTAAGGCCAGCATCAGTAATTTCATTTGCGATCAACACGTCAAGTTTCTCTTGAGCAGTTGTCATTTGTCCATCTAGATCGGTAGACCCAGTTTCATCCATCATCTTACTCATTGCAGCATCAGCAGCTTTGAGTGCAGTCATGGTTGTTTCATCGGACCCTACAAGCTTAAGGAGTGCCTTAGCATCACCCAAGGCAAAATTAGGGAGGTCACGATTGGCTTGTTCTGTGAGTGTAGCATCCAGTTTATCAGCAAAGGCTGTTTCCAGTGCAGTTACTACAGCTTCTGGGAGTGTGGCTTTGTCAACCATAGTCCCATACACGTCAATAAACTCAGCTACAGCAAGGGTCTCTTTGGTAAGACCTTCAGCAGAGATACTGTAGCCCTCAGCCATAACGGAAGCGCGTAGTGTTTCATTAGCAGTTGTTGCAACAGCAAGATCAGCCTGTAGCTTTTCAATTTCCTCAGGTGTCATA